TGATTTGTTATCCCACCCACTTAAATCAGTAGCAAAATCTCCATTAGTTACTTCTTCAGCACCCTCAGTAGGTACAGGAATAACTGCATACAATTCTCCTGCCTTATATCCGTTAGGAGTAACTACAATACTTACATCATCTAATAAACTCATGCTATATTATTTAAGATTGTTAATTGATCTACTAAACAAGCTTTAGCTTCAAATACACCACCATCAGCTATAACCCTAGCATCAAAGTTATTAACTTGTATCTGAGTAGGTGTTAACCCTCCTTTATTACTTAAAGGTAAAGATAGTCCTAATGCTAATTTCATTTCTTAGTTTTTGTATGCAATAGCTAAACCACTTGTAAGTGTTATTGCGGTAACTTTACCGAACAAAGTCATTCCTGCTGGTACTGTTGTATGTAAAGCAGTAGAACCTGTTGAATCAGTTATAGTAATAGTAGATATTACGCTTTCTTTTACAAAGTAAATAGCATAGTAATCTTTACTTGTTTGTGCAGCAGTTGTAAATATTTCTACTCCACCTAATTGTCCTAATTGTTCACTTAATAATGCTTGTGTATTTTTTATTCCCATTTTTTTATTTTATTTAACTAACGTATATATAATTATCTGATGCAGGTTCATTGTACTCTGTATATTGTACCTCCTCTCCTCCACTTGGTTCTTTAACGTATAATTTACCTAACTCTACGCTTCCTTGTACTACTCCTTTTGTATCTGCTACAGGACTTAGTACATCTGTTTCTGTGATTGGTGCAGTACCTAATCCTAATACAACACTTGAACTAATCCAACTAACTTCAAAAATCTCATAAGTCCAGTATCCATTAGGTTTAAAATTAATTGCACCTGTGTATACATTTTGTGATAAGCTATGTGGCATAGTAAATCTTGTATACCTATCATTTACTAAGTCGTTTTGCCCATAACCATAAACTACACTTCCTGATAAATCGTTTGTAAACTTACATAGATACCTTAACTGACTTGTCGGTACTGTTGTATTGATACGTTTCTCTAGCGTAGTAGTGTAAAACGTTGCAGTTTGTCCGTAAGTTGTATGTATCATGTTGTGTTTACTTATTATATAATAGAAAAAAGGTAAATTTATTTGATAAAAAAAAAGACTACCGAAGTAGTCCTTTTAATAAATATAATAAATAATATATTATGAAGTTATAATTGAATTAAATGTAAACGCTGAATTATCTAATGGTGTATTAGTATAATCTGCTACTGTTACCATAGGATTTGTTTCCATTCCATCCAGAGTCCAGTCATAACCTGCCATATCCCCAAAAGCTACACCTGAAGAATTAGTACCTGCATTTAATTCTAAACCATTTTCTAAACCTAAACATAATAATACATTATGAGAGTTAGTAGATAATATTTCGTTTAATTCAACAAATACTACTAATCTTTGTGCAGTTAAAAGTTTAATTTGGTTTTGATCTTCTTTTGTTAGCTTATGTAGTTTAATATTAACTGTAGGAGTATAGAAAACAGTACCATTCTCACTAGAACCTGTAATAGTTTCTGTAACAGAACCTGTACCTCTTTTAAGAGTATACTTATAGATGTCATCTGAACCACCCATATCAAAATCTGTTAATTCTCCTGATGCAGTTACAAAAGTAGCAACCTCATCATATTGTGCAAAGTATACTGCTTTAATTCCACCTACTGTATCTCTACAAGTAATATTTCTTCCTTTTGTTAAATTACAAGACATTTTTTATTGTTTTAAAAGTTAAAGAAAGGGAGATTTTACTCTCCCTTATCTGTTTAGTTGTTACGCTTGACTTACTACGTCAGCACCAATACCTACTTGAACACCTCCTGAGAACTTCGCAACTACTCTCATGTTGTCAGAACCATCTAGCTGAGTCATATCTAACATCTTAATGTTTGTATCATCAGATAGTAAATCAGTACCATAGAATAAGTTAGAAGTTTCAGCAGCTACCATTTGATTGTCTGGCATACCTGGACATGGTTGGATAGTGATTCCCTCAAATACTGGAACGTAATCTCCGTTCATATTGTAAGCATTAACATATCCTAAAGTAGAGATAGCTGAGATATAAAATCTGTAAGTTTTCATATTCATATAGATTCTTAAATCATCTCTACCATATACGTTAGCAGGAATGTCTGCAACTAATGTTTGTAGGTTTGCTATAATGTTATCAGCCGTATAAGCAGCAGATGCAGTTGATGATACTACATTACCATTTACTGCAAAAGCACCTGTAGTAGCCGTTAAAAAGCCCTCAAATTGTCCTGGCGTTGCAGCAGCACCTGACCATATAGAACCCTCTACTGAATCAGCAATTAATTCTCCAAAGTATGCTAATACATACTGATCAAAAGATGGTGCAGTTCTGTTAAAAGCACCTGCTTTCATTTCTTCTGCTTCCCAACCTGATAATAAAGTTTTTTTACAAAGGTCTACATTAATTTGTAGATTTTTAGGAGTAAGTACTGCTTCTGTTAAAGCTAGAGTACCTGCATCAGTAAAATCACAAGTTGCATTTGCTACTAAGCCACTACCTGCCATTTTTCTAATGTTTTCCTTATATTTAATATTTTCTAAGACAGTTAAACCCTCTAAGGATTTAGCTTCTTTTAAAGCTGCCGAAATATATTGTCCGAACGCTTTACCTGCATAATTTGATGTTACTGTAAAAGCCATTTTTTTTTATTTATTTAGTTATGTTATATAATATTCTTTCCCTTTTAGTCATTTTAGATAAATCTTTTTGTGTAAGTTCTCTACCTAAAGCACTAAATTTGTTTGTATCTACAGGTTTTGCAGCAGGTTCGTTTGATAACTCTACTACTTGTGCAGATAATTTTTCTTTTTCTGAAGATAATACTTCATTTGTTGATTTAAGTTCTGCTAATTCAGCTTTTAAAGTTTCTATGTCTGTATTTACATTACTCATTAGATCAACTACAACGGATTTAACTTCATCCATAAAAGCTACTGAATCAAATTCAACTTCTTCCATATCTTCTTTAGATGCTTCTTCTTCTACTGGAGTTTCTTCAGCTTCTTCTTCTTCTTCAGCTTCTTCTTCCATAATTTCAGCAACTACACCTTCAACCTCTACAGAGAAACCTAGACCTTCTTCAGTTTTGTATTCTCCTATTGGTAAAAGCATTGTAGTTCCATCTTCTGTAAGAACAGAAATATCTACTCCTGATTCTAATGCTTCAGCAGTTGATACTATAATAGTACCATCTTCAAGTTTCGCTTGATACTCTAAATTCACTTCTTCTTGCTTATCAAGACCAAGTGCTACTAATATTTGTTGTTTTAAATCCATTGTGATGTCTTTTTTTTATATAATAGAATAAATTATTATTTGTTTGATTTTTATTAAAAAGATGCTTTTATTTTTTTTGCAATACGATTAGCTTCAAAAAATTCAGATATTATATCATCTGCTCTATTAATAGCAGAATTACCATCTTTTAAAGCAGGTATATCGTTAGCATTAACACCTAATTCTTTAGCTTGTTTTTCTAAAAGATTTAATTTGTCTTTTAAAGATTTTATAGTTTTATCAAAGTTTGTATATATTTTAGATATTTCAGGAAAAGATTTATTTACTGCAATAATCTTATTATAAAAAGTATCAATTTTATTATCTAATTTTTTTCTATCTTGTTCGTATGAGTTAATTAATTTTTCAATATCATCAACCATACCCAACTCAATCTTTTCAGCTTTTAGTTCTGTCTTTTCTTTTATTAGTTCGCTTAATGCTTGTAGTATATCTTCTCTCATATTATTTTATATTATAATAAATTATACATCTTTTTGATATTTTTAATATTTGCTTGTATATCTTTTATAGTAACTTTTGCACTTTCTACTTTGTTTTTTATTTTTTGTGGTAAATCTACACCTAAATCTTTAGCTTGTACTATTAATTTTTCCCCTAATTTTAAAGAAGCTATATAATCACTTTCAATTTTAGCATAAGATACTTCAGCTTTTCTTAAATCATCTATTAAAGTATTAGATATTTTTAAATCTTTATCTAATGTAGAATCAAATAATTTTACAAAATCATCTATAGCACCTAATTCTATTTTCTGTCCACTTAACAATTCTTTTATTGCTACTCTTATATCTTCGTTTGAAAATTGTTGTTTACCCATTTTTTCCATTTTATTAATAAAGTAGCCCTCTATACTCAGACCTCGCAATTCCCCACCTGTTATCTTACTCCACATCTCATCATTGTCAATTCTTAACTTTACCATCCAAGTCCCTACAGGAAGTGAAAATCCGTACAATGTACTCTTATCTTTTTTTGTATCTTCTATAATCCAACTTTCTACAGTCAATACACCTGATACTTTATCTTCGTGTTGATATGTAGCTTTATGATGATTGTTGTGTTCTAAATAAAGTTCACTAGACCTTCTTACTGTATCTTTTGAGAAATATACATAGTAATCTGAATCAGTATTAGGATCGTATCTAAAAATATTTTTGTTTGGTATTAAAGCAGGACTAACTAACATTCTTTTCTCCTCATCTATCTTAGCTAAAGTCAAGTTGTTCTTTTCTTTACCAAAAAATACAAAGTCTTGCTCTATAGCAGGAGAAGTTACTAAACTGATAGCATCTATAGTCATTTCTTGACTTTCATCTGAAATTACTAACTCTACAATCTTAGTTGGTTTCTTTTTCATAATATATAATAGATTATTTATTAATTTATTTGATTTTATATTGTTGCTCTCCTACGGATATTAGCTAACTTGTTTTGATTGTTTGTCATGTCATCAGTAACAACATACGCTTGAACTGGCTGCTGCTCTTGTACTCCACCTAATGTAAATTGACCACTTAACATCTCAGGTGCAGGTGTACCTGAAATTGATGGTGGTGGGGGATTTGTACTACCTGGAACATCTGTACTTAATATTTTTCTTACATTAGCTAATCCTGCTGCTATAACTGCTGCACCAGTAACAAAACCTGCTACACCTCCTTGTGCTAAAGCCTTATTAGCACCTGCATAAGTATCTATAACGGCTTGTGCGACTGCTAATGCTTTGTTATCTCCTGCTAAAGAACTTAATGCACCTGCAAGTCCTGAAAACGCTTCTAACTGCTCATTTATATTAGCTTTAATTAAATCAGACTTTTGTTTCTCGTATTGCTTAGTAATAGCAGTAGTATCTATTCCTGACTTTATAGCTAGTCGTTTCTTTTCGTTATAAGAATTTTCAAGTTCTGCTAGTTCTCTTTCTAGTCCTGAAGTCCCCTCTATTAAAGATTGTTCTCTACCTTGTCTTAATTCTTCTTCTAACGCTATTTGATTAGTTAATTGCTCTGATTCTTGACCTGTAATAGTTTCTTTAAGTTCTGCCATAGCATTTTCTGCTTGTCCTTTAGCTATTATTAAGTCTATGTTCTCTTTATTTATTGACCATGCTTGTGTGGCTGCATCAAGTTGTATTTGAAGTTGTGCTTTTTGATCTTCTGTTTGTTTTGATAATACTTTGCTAAGTTCGTTATTAGCTGCTATTCTTTCTGCAAAAGTTTTAGAAACATCATCTCTTATTTGTCTTTGAATTTCAGCCTCTCTTAAATATTCGGCGTTTAATTTAGCAAATTGTACTTCTGCTAATTGAGCTGCTTTAGAAACATCTGTAAGTCCTTTTGCTTGGTCTACTACAGTACTAACATAACCAGTTACTGCACTTTCAATTTCAGTATATATAGCTGCTATCTCTTTTCCTGCTACTACAGTTCCTGCTGCTATTTGAGCCATACCTACTGCAAACATTTTAGGATTAGAGATATTAGCCATTAATGTAGCAACTCCTTTTAAAACCATACTAGCACCCTTCATTTTCTCAATAAAGAATTTTTCAATACCTAGTCCAAGTTTTGCCAACTCTCCTAAAGGATCTGTAAATATTCCTTTTAAATACCCTTTTATAACTTCATAGTTTTCATCTAAGTATTTAAACAAGTCATTAAAAGCAATACTTAAAGAAGTCATAGCCGTATTAAAAACATCAACTACTTTTTGGTTCTTACTAAAGACTTCCATTAATTTAGCAAGTAAAGCTACTATAAGACCTATTCCTGCTGCCTTTAAAGCAGTACCTATTCCTTTAATTGTACCACCTAAACCTTTAAAACCTTTTTTTGCATCATCTGTTGCATCTGCTAGTCTTTCTGTTTGATCTGCAACTTCTCCTACATTTGATTTTATTTCTGCTTCTATTACTGTATCTGCCATTTTATATTGTTGTTTGTAATTTATTTCTCCATAATTTTACACTTGCAGTCCATTGTATTCTAGTTCCTGCTATACCTGTAACATGAACACCAAAAGAAGTAGCCGTTACATCTTTCATAGTTGCAGTTATATTCATTCCACTATGTCCTGACGTTACTATATGTGTTGTTGTTTGATGATATGTTGATGCTAGACCATCTGTAAATGTAACTGCACCTGTAATTTGAACATATCCATATTCTCCAACTTCTCCCTCTCCTCCATAATTAACACCTATTACATTAGCTTCAAAACCTATTACTGAATTTTTTACTTTTTGTATATATGTAATTGGTAAGTATTGAGTAAGTAAAGCAGTTTCTGTAGCATCTAAAGTCTTATTAGATTGTTGTACAAATGATTGTTGGCTTAATCCTAAACCTAATGCTTCGTTAAAACCACCTCCACCTATAACTACCTCTCCTTGATTTTCTGCTTGTCCATAAGAACCTGCAAGAATTATAGAATTTTTTATACCATTTTCTAATTCATGAAATTCTCCGTTTATAATATTATTTATATTACCTCCTTTAGTTAAATTCTTTTGACCATTAAGTATAGTGTTTTTTGTTCCGTTTTCTGTTGTACCTCCACTAACATTATTGTGTATATCATAAAATTTTCTGTCTAAAGTAGAATTAAATTCAAAAGCATTACAAGTACCAGTATTTGAATTGTAAACATATCCGTATGCTTCACAAGCTAATTGATTAGGTATTACATCATTTGTTCCATCAGTAAATCTAATCTCTCCTGTACTTAAAACTTTTTTAGGTTTTATATTAAATCCTTTTTTATATTCCATTATGGTATAAGTATAAATTCAACAGTTGATAAATCATTTGGCTTGTATTCTATTTTATTAACTCTATAGTTTCTATTTTTTATCATTACTTGATCAAAAAAATTAAACTGGTTAATATCTGCTGCGTTAAGGTTTACTTTTAATGTCATATATCTTGTATCAGAATTATATAACTCATCATAGTAAGGACTCCAATAAGTATTATATAAATTATCTACAGGAGAATCTCCTACAGTACCTATTAATTGAATCTCTCCATAATTTAAATCTGAATCATCTATTGTAGATGGTAAAGCAGAAGTATGACTAAATCTCAAATAATCTTCAGCATTTTCTCCAGATACTGAATTTTGTGTAGGTATTTTATATGTTACTGAACCTGACAAAGTAAAAGGACTAGCAGAAACTTTATAAAGTATTCTTGGTTTATTATTAAAACTTTCAAATTCTGTATTATCATCATTTGATGAATAGATTACAGGTACTATAAATTCTCCTAAATAATCTGCTATTGGTTTTACAACAGTTGATGCAAATGGTGTAGCTAATATTTCTTCTTCTCCAGTAAGTAAAGTTAAATCAGGATTTAAAGAAGATGGATAAGAATAACTACCATAATCTTTATTAGTTGTATTTTTATAAAGATTTCTAGGATAATCTCCATCATCATCAACATATTTAAAAATAGTTTTTTTAACTAATTCTAATGGAGATAGTTTTATTTCAGTAACATCTATTTTATCTGTCCAATCATGTAATATACTTCTAGATGCTAAAGAAGTTCCTGAAGTGTTTTTAATAAATATATCATTGTATGGTTCTATAATTAAATTATTAGGATTGTTTTTATCTTGTAATACAACTAAGTTAAACATATTAAAAAATCCTTTTAAATATTCCCACTGACCTAAATCCCCTCTTAAAGTGTTTAATAAAATTGAATTAGTCATTGTAGTAAAAGTTACCGAACCAGTAATTAATGCTGATGTGCATTTAATACCTGAAGAAACAGTTGATACTGCCTGAAATTGTAAAGTATCTCCATCATCTAAAGTTACATTAATAGTACCTTGATAAAGATATTGAAAAGGTAAAGAACCTGAAGTAACTACTGTACCTTGAAGATTAATTACAGTAGTAACACCACCTGAAGTTTTTAACCATCTTACTTGTAAAGCACTACTTACATCAGACCATACAAATCTTGCACCATAATTAAATTGATATATTGTGTTGTCAGCAGTACAAGTAAAAATATCTGTAGACAAATCAAATCCAAAATCAGGTGTAAAAGTTGTAGCATCAAAATTTAAAGGTGTAAATGTATTAACAATGTTATCATCAGTTGATAGTGATGCTTCTCCTAAATGAACTATATCGTTTGGTGCATTACCTTCTCCCCAATTAAAGTCCATAAACAAATCTGTAAATCTTGAAGTATTTAAAAATTCTGAAGTGTATGTAAAAATATTTGTATCTCTAAATATTTGATCTAAGATATATTTACAATTTATAAATGGTCTAAAAGCATCTTCTAAACTTGCAAGTATAATATTATCGTTTGCATCTAATTCAAAATCTCCTACCCAATTTACAAAAGGGTATTTTAATACAGTTGTATGTAATGTAGGATCTGTTAAAGTAGGATCATAAGCATTAGAATCTGTACTTAATGGAGTATTTAATGTAATACCAGTAGAATCATACCAACTTGCTTTTATATTTGTTTGTTGTAATCATGTTTCTAATTCAGAAAAATCTAAATCTCTAAACTTTTTATTTTCTAATATATCTTTTAACGCAATAGGTTCTGAATATAAATTAACATTATAACTAATTTCTTCTTCTTTGTTTACTATGTCTATTAATTTAAGAAAACCCTGAAATATAGTATAACCATCTTGTTTTAATATACATTCAGTTTTTACATAAGGATTAAAACTTAAACCATCTTGTGTTTTAGTTACTTCAAATAAATGTGTAAATATTTTGTTGTTTCTTTTTGTTGCAGGTAAATTAAAATCTTTAGAATAACTCTGTACTTTTTCAGCTACATTTTTAAAGTTATCTATTGATAAAGTTAATGGTATATCTTCTTCTTCATAAGTATCACAGATTACTTGTCCATCTGATAATTCTCCGTAAGTTTGAGATGGTGCATTTACTTTATCTTTTATACTAATTTTATTTATTCTAATTGTAGTTCCATTACTATTCCTATAATCTAATATTAATGTTTCTGTAGTATTAGCAGCAGTAAATAATATTGTTTGTGTTCCAGTAGCTGATGTACTTAATTGAGTTACCAAACCTCCTCCTATTGTGTTAGTAGATAAAGAATTACCAATTATTAAAATACCTCCTGCACCTGCTTGTGTTATATTTATATTTAATTCATATTGTACACCTACATATAAATTTTGTATTTTTTGATATACACCACTACTTGATAAATTACTTGATGAAGAATTTATAACAAGTCTATTAAGAAAACTTTGAGATGGCATAGTTGTAATACCATATATACCCGATGTATTTGTACTTCTAAATTTTTTCCATGATGGTATAGCAGGAGAAGATGTTAAAGCATCAAATGCAGGATTTGTAGATGTAGTTGGTGCATCATATCCTGATAAAAAATTAATAGAATTAAAAAACTTACCATCTGATACATATTCTCTTAATACAGGAAAAGATGTAGTAGTATAAACTCCATCATGATTTTGTGGATATAAAACTAATTGTATTGACATTATATTGCTTGTGTTCTTTTGTTTTTAGTTTTTTCTAATTGAAAAGTATATTGTATTAGCTTATCATTAGCTTTAGTTTTCCTAGTATAACTTGATGTAGTTAATGTTACAGGTTCTACATATTTATTTGTTATACCACTTCTATTATCTTGTAAAGAACTATTAAAACTATTTAACAAATACACTTCAGGACTATTTATTAAATCTTCAAACCAAACTGCTTCACTATCTAATATATAATCTGTATTAATTGTTATAAGTTGTTTTGTATTTACTCTAAAGTTTTTCTTTCCACCTTTATACCCATTTATTCTAAATGTATTACTGTTCCAAGTACCTCCTTGTTGTGTATATGATGTTCTATTTGTTTGTAATGACTTAACTGATTTCTTTTTAAAAGTATAATAATCCCAAGTTCCCCATTGATTTAACCAAGTTAATCTAATTGATTCAAAACCTTTACAATCATTACCTACTATGTTAATTTTATATAATTGGCTTATTTCAGTAGTTTGATCATCAAATGCTTTTATAGTATAATAACTTACTTGTGTTTTATATGTATCCCAAACTGTACTCCATCCATCTAAATTAGCAGGAAAAGCACCAAAGTATAAAAGTCTAGCAGCAGAAAAATCTGTTATATGTTGCCAACCTCCATTATTATCAATACAATCTATTTGGAAAGGACTAACTAATAATGCACCTGCACTATTATACAGACTTATTTCTATATTGTCTACCCTGTTATTAGTAGCATTATCAGTACCTACTTGAAAACTATTTGTAGATGTGTTTAAGAAATTAAAAAATGATAGTGTACCATAATCTTCTAATCGTGCATATTGTTCTATAGGTGCGTTACTTATAAACTTTCCTAAACTTCCGTAAGTATCATTAAAAATTAATTTAGGAACATTTAAATTATAACCATAATTTGATTTATCTAATACTAAAGGTTCATCATAATCTAAAACTCCGTTAAAATATAAATAGTTTTCTGTTCTTACAGATTTACCAAATTTTAAAACATCTAATGTATTTGTTTCATAATATTCAACGTTAAATGATATTGCAAAATATTTAGCATTTTTAGTATTAACACAAAACTTATCTATAAGATGTATTGGATGTGGATTGTCTAATGAATAATTAACTCCTTTAAACTGACTAATACTGGTTTGTAAATAATTAACACCTTCTTGTTGAGATTCTACATAACTTTCTAATATTGATTGTAAAGAAAAAATACCTACACCTTTGTTATTAGGAGTTACTTTTAATGTTGCAACTTTTGATGCAATTAAACCTAAATTACTAGATTCATCTGCAACATAAACTTCAGCAGTAAATTTTGGCTGAAAATTATTTACTATAATAGTTTCATCTGATACTGTAAACATTATATCTTGTCCTATTGGTAAAGTATTATATAAAGGTTTTTGTTCTATTATCATTTCTCTATTGTATTTATTATATCTTCTTTAAGTGCCTTACCCATTGATGTAGTAAAACCTTTCATTTCTAATTTTAATGGTTTTTGAAAGAAACTAATTCCCTCTTTACCTTGTGTATATATTTTTCTAGCTATAAGGAACTTTAAACTCTTACGAGATATAAACCTACCTTTATCATCTCTTGGTGCTATACCTCGCATTACAATCCATTTATCTAATGCCCTAGTTAAACTACCATCTCTTGTTTTACCATAAGTAAAAGGACTTTTTCTTTTCTTTCCTTTATAGTCTACATAATATCTATCTTTTTTTGATCCTGATACCCCTTTGTCTATAAACTTACCATAGTCAGCCATTAAAAACTTTAATGTAAATCCTTGCTTACTTTCACTTAAAGTATAAGATATACTATTTAAAAGAGTTCCAGTTACTACCTTTTTCTTTTTTTTAAGTATACCTTTTGATTTATTTACTACACTTTGTCCAAAGCTATTTAAGTATCTTTCTATTGCTTCCACTATACACTAGCTACAAATACTTCTACATCTAAAGTAGCAACAGGTTCAACTTGAATACTTGTTAAGTCAGCCATAGTACCAAAGCTAGGAGATGTATCTGCTTCTGCTAACATAACTGCTTCTGCTGCACAAAGTATATGTGATTGACCTGCTTTTAGTAATACTTGGTATAATGTAGCTGCACCAACTACTGCTAATTCTAAAGTGTTTGTAGCATCAAGATTTGTTATTCTGATATACCTTACATCTTGTTTGTCTATTTGAACTGCTGAACCAAAAGAATCAGAATTAAAAGTTGCAAGATGTGTTGTTTCATCTATTGTACAAGTTACAATTCTTTCATAAACATTATTTATTCCTGTAGTTGTTACTGTGTTTGTTGTTCCTCTAACTGCACCATTAAGTGTTACTGATTCAGATAGTGTTGTTGTTAAATCTGCCATAATTATATTTTATAAGTTATTTTTGGTGGTATTAATTGTATTGTTAATTTTCCTATTTTTATTTTAAACATTATTTACCTGCGTATGTTGTTGCTTGTGGTGCTATACAAGTATTGTAGTTATTCTCTATTATTATTGGTAAAGTAAATACCCAACCAGTAACTGAGTTATCAAATCTTTCTGTAAATGGTTCTATAGTTACATCTCCCTCTGTAAAGTATGCAGGACTTTCTCCTTGACTTGCACCTGACAGATAAAGACTCTCTCCGTTCTTTAGTGTACCTATTAGATCATTACATATACTTAAACAATCTGATAAGACTTCTTGCTCATTACTCTCATCATTAAATACTAAATCCATAATAAAGATTTGAAAGTTTAAAGTCATTTGATGAGTACCAGCTACTGCATTAATTGGATTGATGTGCATTAAAGGAAATAAAGTATTTTTCTCTAAATCAATCTCCCAAATATCTCCAGTAGTAACAGTTTTAATCTGATAGTGATTAGAACCTAATTGTTTTAAGGTATCTATCGTGTTGTTGTAATTTTTAAAATGTGTCATCTTTGAACTGTTTTTATTTCATTTAAATCTACTTCGTAACTTAACCAAGTTAAACATTCATATAAACTTAACTTTGTTATCCTTTCTAAATTTACTATCTCTCCATTTGTTAATCTATACATTATACCAAACCAACTCCACTTTTTTGCGAATTGTTCATCTGTAGAGATTCTATCACTTTCTTCGTTTGTTCCATTAAATACAATGGCAAAATCGTTGACAGTTTGTTGCCTAAAGTCCAAAAAAAAACCAAAGCACTATTAACATCAATTGCTTTCATCTGTTTAAATTTCTCTGCCCTAACTCTTACACCACTACCATCATAAGATGTAATGGTATAAAATTTATTTTTCTTTTCTACAATCGGTCTATAAAGAACTGCCATTATATTAGGCAAGTTTTTTTCTACTCCGTTTTGTATATATGTTTCTAAGTCTGCATATTCTCCTAAACTAATATCTGATAAACTAGGATGAAACCCATACTCAACACCATCTACTTTAATAATTCTTCTTAAGGTACTATTTGCTTTAGATTGTAACTCAGCTATCTTACTTAAAATAACTGATACATCACTAATCTTTAACTCCTTAATAAGTTTTGCAGGTATATCAGATAAAACACTTATTGTATCTAATGCTTCTTTTGTTTTAGATTTGGTTTGACTATTAATTAGTTTAGACCATTTCTCAAGTGTTACATCTTCCCAACTATTAATAAGATTGTAGTTTTTTTGCTTACCATCTTTTTTAATTTTTACCTGCATAATATATAATAGAAATTTGGTTAATTTAGTTTAATATCGTAGTATTGCATCGTTTTCATAGCTTTAATTAGTTAAAAGGTGTTAATTCTTAGAATTGCACCTTTTTTTATTGCACATAGTATTTACCTAAGTTTGGATTGTCTAAATGATATATAACGTTATAACGGATTCCATCTATGGCATGATTGTAATTATCTACATATAACTTAGAACCTTTGTCTGCATATACATAATTGTTTAATTCTTTAGCTATGTTAGTAGATTCAGCAGTAACAACTAATTGATAGTCTTGCATACGAGTTACACCACTTTCTATAGTTCCTTTCTTAACTGGTCTTATATTAACTCCTAGATGCCTTAAATCTTCTATTAGTCTTGGTTCAGCACTATCTGCTATTATTAATTTGTTTTCTACCTTGTCTAATATAATCTTAGCTAACTCATGAGATTTTAAACCATTTCTGTAAATGTGTTCCTTAATGTATATCTTCATCTTTCTTTTATCTATAGCTACTTCTGTAAGACTATCAGGATCAATAGAAAATCCAAAGTCCATACCACAAGATGTTTGTAAACCATCAGGATTAAAATCCCCTATTGTCCAGTTATCAAATACTACACCCTCTGCTTTATCTAACCAACCTCCAAGAATTTTGTGTAGATATTTTTTAGGATTGTTTTCTTTAAGTGTATATATCCTTTCTAAGAAACTATCTGATAGGTTCTGCTTGTTATCTAAGTAAGTAGAATGAATGTAACAGACATTATCTTTAATACCATTAAAACCTGCTTGTATACCTTTATCTTCAAAGAATCTTTTATATATCCAATGCTCTTTAGTTGTAGGATTAAGTATTAATATAATTCTATTCTGTATGTTCTTCTCTCTTATACTTAAATCAATAGTATCAAATATATTCTCATCAACAAGTTCTTCTGCTTCATCTAAAATCCAATTTGAAACATTAGTTAAAGATTTTAAATTACCTGTCTGATTACCTGATGAAGTTTTAATCCCTCTAAATAGTATATCACTTTTAGTTGATTCATTTACTACTTCTGATTTATTAATACTAAAGATAGAATCATATCCTAATAAACCTATCTTTTCTAAAAACTCAGGTATAATAGATAGATGTGCAGATACCATAGTGTATCTTGTAAACAAAACTCTTATGCCTTGTGCCATTGTAAGCAAAGTAAGAAATACAGTTACTGCATAGGACTTACCTGAACCTCGCCCTCCTGTAATTATATAGTATCTACAATCAGAAGAAAATAGTACACTATACTTTTTATTCAGTTTCGGATTCAATGAAGTTTATTATAGGTATATTTAATGTTTCACTATTACTGGTAACATCAACTCTTTGTTGAGGTCTACCATAAAAGTATTCAAAGAATAATTTAACTGCCCATTGTTCCTTGTTCTTTAAACCTATCTCTAATGACTTTAAAGCATCAGGATTCATAGGTGTAAGATTCTCTATTAGTTTCTGTTCCTCTGCTTTGCCTTTACGACCTGCACCCTCTCTTTTACCTCCGTTGTTTATTCGTTTATCCATAATTGAAAAAGATTGATTATTCAAATCTATTATATAATAGAAATTAGTTGTATTCGTTTGGTAGCATTAATCTTATACCTAACTCTGTCATAGCCCATATCCTAATCTGTTCTGCATAGACTTCAAATGCTTTAGTGTTTAGTGTTGCAGTACTTCCTATTTTGTTTATACCTACTTTCTTATCGTTTATCTCTAACATCTCCCATTCATTAAGAAACTTAGCCCTAAGTATATCGTGCATTTCTTGTGGGAAATATCCAAGTGAATTTCCTAATTCTTGCACTATACATTTCCAATAATAATTATTCTGCATATTTGATCTATTGTTTCTTTGTTTCTTTACATCAACTATATAATCGTTTCCTAACTCCTTTAAATAGTTTATCAGACTTTGCTTGTCTTTATTATCCTTTATTACAAATTTCATTAGCTAGTAAATTTAGACTTAGTATCTTTCCACAATCTATCTTTGCTTTTACTTAATGATGGTTCTGTTCTTTTAAGTGAAGGAAAGCCACCAAACTCTTTTTCTATTTCTTGCATATACTCGTTACAGTTTGGACACTCTGTTCCCACATTAATAATTTTTCCGTTTTCAACTTTCATTATTACCTTGCTAAATTCTTTTTGTATCTCACATTTGTTACATTGATATTTTAACATATAGCTTTTTTATTAAGTTCTATTCTTTGCTTACCATGTGCCTTTGTTCTTGTATCTTTTCTTCCCATTGTAGTCCAAGCTGCAACAGGATAAGAAAAACCAAATTGCATTTCAAATATATTACAAGTCTTAGAACAATATAATTTTTTTGTTTTTTCCATATTTGTTTTGTTTAAAATAAAGGAGAGTTGAAAAGAAAAATATCTAAAATCTAATTGGTTATTTTTTGGCAATACGCCTACTCTCCCTTATTTAGTTATATATGACTTATTCTAGGTTTGTTTTTTTTTAAAATTTTTAATTCATTTTCTAAATGGTCTATTGCTTTTTGTAAACATTCATCAGCACTACTATGTTTTCTATCACTTCTCAAAATGTAAGTAAGTGCAGTAGCACAGTTATAGTTTAATTCGTAATCCTCTATAATATCAAATGCTTTATATCCATAAACTTTTCCTGTATAATAATTTGGTGTCTTATCTTTCATGTTTTATATTTTATGTTTTTCTACTATTTGTCTTATTCCATGATAACAATTATTTAAACAAGTTCCACAATTACTTGTTGGTTTATAATTTGTACCATGTATTGTATTATACAATTCAATCATTTTCTTTTTTACTGTTATGTTTTTTGCTACTCCAGTCTTTACATCATCCCAAATCAATAGACATTCTTCTATTAGTTCTTCAGGTATGTGATCAGGTCTTTCTACTTCTGTTGTCTTACTCCAATACTTCTGAGGACATTCCATTACTCCTATCCTAGCTTTTACTTTCATAAAACATAAGAAGAC